CTCTAAGGCCTGCGCACGAATTTCGCTGCGCTTCGCAACTCCCATCGCTAGCTGGTTTAGCGATTCCGCCCACTGGAGAGCTTGTAGGTGGAACCCGGCAGAGAGAGCGAGATACAACTGCTCTGCCGGAAGGGAGGATGCCGCCATCCGAATGGCTGGTCCGACGACTGGCTGTTGTCGACGGAAGAGGAATTGCGTGAATGCTTCTTCTGGTGTGGCAATGCCGAGCGGGCCCACATCATCAAGATCCGCCGCATTCGGGACTGGAAGAGGAACGTAGCCAAACGGTGGCCCGCGTTTCCCTGCAGTGTACTGCCCGAAGCGGAGGTAGCGCCAAAATGCAAAATTGGCGTCTAGCATCCGACGTTTCACCTCTGTCTCTGTGTCGTGGAGATCAGTCAAACGATTTGACGGATCGAACAACTGCGCGACCTGCAAGCGGCCGACAACTGCTTCGAGCGACTCAGCTTCGCTCTTCGACAGTTCACGTTTCGGTAAGGCGTCCAGACGGCGCATGGCCTTCGTCCGCAACTTCCACGTGGCATCCACAACAAGGGGGGCTGGTCGAACCTTCAAGTGTTCCCAGTTCAAGACCGCGCCTCGTGCGAGCATGCAATCTTCGCGCGAGGCCACCCCTACAAGACCCAATCCACCGACGTCCGCTGGGAGGAACCAAGGCAGGCCGGAAGCCGTCTTCAAAAGCTCATGATGACGCTTGAAGAATTCCCGGTTGACGACGTCCCACGCAAACTCAGGGCAGGTGCGTTTCAGGTCCCAGTGACGGGAACCCAGAGACCAGGGACCAACAAGATCAACCACAATCTCCTTCGCATCCGCATGAGTAGCAGCTGACGAACGCTGAACACCCTCTACCAGGCCGAGGTTGATCCATAGGACCTCCCTGAAGGGCTGGGGCCGAAGCACAGTGGCTTCGTCCGGTGTCGGCGGTCGCGGCAGCTTCGTGCGCGTGACGGGCCAAGCTTGCTTCCGAGGCTCGGGGTCCACCGCAAATTGCGTCGAGTTAATCTCCGCAAAGAGGGGGGTGAAGAAATACTTCCCGAGAGACGGTCGCAGGCCTGCGATTTTTCCTATGTGCAACCATGCACGTCGAACAGTTTCATTCGCAACAAA